CCCCGTGAATATAACGGTTTGGTTTGGGTGGTATGCTGCGGTTATTATTATCCTATCCCCCCTACGCATGATTGGGTTTTCGCCCTCGTACACGTTGCGGTCATTGTACTTGATGTTTCTCGGAAGTATTACTGATGCCGTTTGCGTTTGCTTATCGTATGACCTTGCCAACGTAATAGTGTTGACCTTATCCCAATAGTAAGTGTCGCTTCTACCGTTGCCTTGTTGTTGTATTTCTACCCTGCAAACTAACCTAAACATTTTTACGTTCTATTGTATAGTCAGTATCCGAAACCGCTTGCCATTGGAAGTATTGCACGTTACGCATGCCTTGTTGTTGCGATAGTTGGCAACTTTCAACAACAATTTGTGTGATGCCTAAAATGTCATTCAAAAACGTGCTTGTAACCTTTAAAGGAACGGGTGCGCTTGCATAGCTTTTAATCAACCGCGCATCAACATCGGGGTATTCATCGGGGTTCTTTGTGGCAACATAACCGCGTATGGTTAACTGAATGTCACCCATTCCTATGTACTCCTTAACCGTGCCAACTTTGTCAATCATAGCCGTTTTAATGATGTTTTTTTCAATAGTGGCATCAATGATAACCCCGTTCAAAAATAGTCCTTTAATTGCTTGCTGATTAGCGTTTGCATCCAACGGGTCGCTCACTTGCTTTGTGTTGGTTGCAAGTACGTTAGGTGTTTGCACGTATTCATTTGTAAAATCATTAAACTCATACGTGTTATATGTCGGCTGCTCAATTAACAACGTGTCATAAACAGGTGTGCCAAACAATGAAGTCGCATCGGGTTTATCCGTTGTGATGTCAAAGGTGTTGGCTAATATTGCACGTTGCACTATTGGCAGTCCAAACCCTTTTGATAGCGTTCTCGCGTTGGTCTTCGCAAGCGGTTGTGGTATGTAAAATTTTAAACTCATTTTGTTGCCATTAATTGGAAGTCATTAACTGCCTCGATAAGTGCTTGCGCTACGATTTCTTTAATCTCGCCCGCGCCCTCTTTTATTTGTGTTGTTTCAACCTTAATCATTTCAACTAACTTGTCGATGCTGATGTTAAAATTTTGCACCCCTCTGCTTTCTAATATGTTCAATCCTGTGCCGCCCTTGGTTTTATTTGTGGATGTTGGCGCTGGTGCGCTTGCACCCCCAGATTTCATCGGATTAATTGCTTTTGATGGTGCACCAACACCGCTTTCGGCTGATTTGTTTAATTTGTCGTAAGCGTATTTTGCGGCCATAATACCTGTTGCTAATGCTGCCGCACCTGCTGCCGCTACCGCAAACAAACCAACACCGCTCTGCCAAACCCGCAATTACATCAATATTCTCTCTTACAAAATTTGTAAACGACCGTATAACTTCAACAACACCAACAATAACAGGCATTAACAATTCGCCAAGCGTTAACTTTAACTCTAAAAATGCGGTGTTCATTCGGTTTAAATTTGAAGTTAAACTTTCTCCTGCTGCATCCATACCACCTGCAAATTCCTTTTTTAATTGTGCAGCAAATTTAGGTATGAAATCCTCTGACATTAACTTTCCACCATCAACAAATTTATTTAACTCCATTGTAGTCATGCCCATGGCATCTGCTGCTATTCCAAATGCGCCCTTTAAACCTGCATCACCTAATTGCCCACGCAATTCTTCCATTGACACAACACCTTTGCCTGCCATATCGGACAATGCTTTAAATGCTTGTGCAGTTTGTTGCGCTGACATATGGTTAACGGTTGATGCCATTGCCATACCCTCAAATACATCTCTTACTGCTTGTCCTTGTATTGATGTGCCTTTAAATGAAGCCGCCAAGCCAACAAAACCTTGTGTTGCGCTTAATAAATCCAATCCCATCTTTTGCGATGTTTCACGCAAATAATTAAAATCCCGTGCGCCTTGTTCTGCCGAGCCACTCGCAAAATTCAACTGATTTTGCAACCCCTCCATTGATGCGGTTGTGTTTACGATTTCTCTAATACCTAAACCAAGTCCAATTCCTGCAAGTGCTTTTTGTAGCTTGTTTGCAGAATTTTGAGCCGTGTTCATGCTCGTATTTAACTTTTCAGTTTCACCCGTAGCGTTACGGATGCCACTTGACATTAAATCTTTTAGCCGTAAAATATATTCAACCGATGTGTTGCTCATTTCTTAACCTGTATTGTTCCGTTAAACTTTAATACCCACAATATTTCCTCTATCGAACGCGCCCATTCATCATCTGTTAGCGTGTTTGGGTCGGTTTGGTAATAAAAACGGATGAGTGCATTTTGACGCGCAAACTCATCCGTTTCCAATAACTGCTTTGCCGAGTCTAATTTTTTTTTAACTCACCTGCTTCAGTGCTTAACATTGGTAGGATGGTCATTGCCGCGCTGCGTAGTGCTTTGAAATCATTGATGATGGCCTCAACATCGCCCTCAACGCATAACGTGCGCAGGAACGACTCGACACCCATCAATTCATCTTTGGCAATTAACGCTGATACGGTCTTGTATGCCAGTCTATCCATCTCGCGCAAGTGTACCGTTAACGGTGCGCCTTGGCGGTTAGAAACGGTTAGCGTGTAAATTTCAACACCGGGAAACTTTGCCTTTAATTGTTCGATATTCATTGTGATTGATTTTAGTTTAGCGCAAATTTACTAAACAAATTCAATATGTGAAACAATTAATTCTAAATCCATCGGTATTGAAGTGTCACCCGTTGCCGATGTAATCATGTTGGTTTTAAACCTGCAATTGCGGATTTTATGCACAACAGGGATGAGGTTCACATCGGTAAACGTAACAATGATGTCGAACTCGGGGATGTCTTGCAGTCGGCCATTTGGCGCGACTGATACAATATTCATCACCTCATTCATTAAGATAGTAATGTTTGCCGATGGCTCGATTTGACCGAACCCGCGCGCAACAGGGTAGCGCCCCGTTGCATACACGTTCTCGATGTTGTCTGTTTCGCCATACTCGATAGCGGTTACTCCTATGATTGGTGTGCCGAGAATAACGCAAGTAATGTCTGCGAACTCGTACGCTTTGCCGTTAATTAACGGTAGTCCATTTTGTGCCATGTTTTTATACTGATTTTACAAATCCAACATTAATTTTGATTATACGTGCAACACCGAGCGGAACATTTTGCAATGTCAATTCAAGTGTTGATGTAGCCAAAACATCTTGGGCGGGGTTAATAATAATTTTGTGTGCTGACAACTCGCCATCGGCCTCCATTTGTACTAATGGATTGTTTGCCAATGTTTCAAAGTAACCGATTGTCGCTGCGGTTAGTGTACCATCTGCATTCACTCTTAACGGTGAACTCAAAGCAGGTAACATGTTGGCTCTAACAACGCGTGTAATCTTTTGGTACGTGCGGTTATTTTCGATTGTTGAGTAGTCGCTTGTAGGTGTTACGGTTGTCTTTGAGTCACTCCAATATGACCCCGCAATGCCTGTTAACTTGCGTAGGAACACATAAGCGTAGTTGTTTAAACTTTCGAACTGACTATCAGCAAGTGCGCTATACAACTGCCCGTTGCTGAACGCAATCGTGTCAAGTTCCGTTCCAAGTGCCATGTTGAATTTAGATACCCATGCGATTGACTCGCTTACAAGTGCTAACGAAACTGCGCCAAGCATAGCACCACATGAACCAACTGATTTACCAGTTGCCTTGTAAATCTTATAACCTGCTGCAACTCCATCTTGTGCGATAACTACCGATACATTCGGTGCGGTTTGAGTTGATAGGTCAACTAATGTAGCAACCGATGCTGTTGCGCTTATTTCAGCGTTTAAAATGATTTGTAACGGCTTGTACACGGCTTCGTTTGCGTTTGCTATTGCTTGCAATGCTGCACATTGAGCGGCTGCAAATACAACGTTCTTTTCAAATACGCTGATTTGCTTTATTTCGCCCATGGCAAAGTTTTGCATGGTTGTAATCGCGCTGAATGTGTACGTGCTTGCTTCCTCTTCATACAAACCTACATACAACTGACCTTTCGGTTGAATACGGAAATACTCAACAATGTGGTAGTATAGCGTGTCAATCCAACTTGCAACACCAAGCACGGTTGAACCACTACCTGTTGGTTGTGTCCATGTACCTGTTGAACCGCCTGTTATTGTTGATGCGTAAGGTGTGCCACTATTCGGAAATATACCCTCACCCGCTTTGGTTGTAACCAACAATGATGCGGTGCTATTTGTTGCACTAAAACCATGTGTTTGCGTGCCTGCGTTAATAGCTGCGGCAAGTGCTGCGGCTGCGGTTGTTGTTGATACTGCATCGGCAGTTGTTAAGGTGTATGTGCTTAACACCGTTACTGCACCCATGATGCCTGTGTAAGTGATTGCAACCGTGTCACCTGCTGCGGGTGTACCGCCCACAACCATTTTCGCAACGGCTTTGGTTTCACCTAATGATGTGCCATTGATGCCAAGTGCTTCGGCATCGGCTACGGAAAATATTTTTTTAATGCGGTCATTTGCGGTGAACCCTGTTGGCAATGCTGCGCCCGTTGCGTAGTAATGCAAGTGTGCGCTGATGTAATCGGTGCCGGGTAAAGCACGACCTAAACC